TTGTACCAAATACAAATGGAACTATTATTCCTAATCACGATATGGGTAATGGAATGAATATAACATTTAATATTCAAGCAAATGATGTTAGAGGTATTAAAGAATTATTAATTGATAATAGAGCAACCATAATTAACTTAGTTAATCAAGGTGCTAATCAAAAAGGAAAATCTAACGTAATATGAGTGGCACATTCCCAGCAAGTCCAGCACCTAGAGATGTAGCAATCAGTTCTAATCAGAACACTATTGTAACTACAACTGCTTCTGGCAGACGACAAGCAAGACAAATTGATGGTCAAAGATTTAGATTAAGACTTAGATTCCCAGTTATGAGTAGAAGTGAGTTTGCACCTATACTTGCTTTTATAATGAAACAAAGATCACAAATGGAATCATTCCAATATGTACCACCAACTATTGATGACCCATTAGGAGTTGCTACTGGGACTATATCAGTTGATGGTGCTGTAAGTGCAGGAGTTACTTCTGTTGCAATAAATGGAATGGCTAATAGCACAAATGGAGTATTTAAAGCTGGAGACTTTTTTAGATTTACTGGACAAACAAAAGTTTACATGGTTGTAGCTGATGTTGATTCAAATGGTTCTGGCGAAGGAACATTAACCTTTGAACCACCATTAAGAGGAAACGTATCTGATGATACAGTAATAGTTTATGGTAATGTAGATTTTACAGTTGGATTAACTGGAGATATTCAAGAATTTACTATTGGTACAGAAAACTATTTTCAATACGAAATTGATCTTATAGAGGTATTGTAATGACAAGATCATTAAGTGCTGGAGTAATAGCCGAGATAGCTACCAATAAACTTAATCCAGTAGAACTTGTTTATTTAGGAATTGGAACTGGCACATATTATACAGATCACTATAAAGATTTAACCTTTGACGGAAATACTTATACAGCTTCATCATTATTCTTAGCAAGTTCTGAAGTACAAGAAACAGTTGATGTTTCAGTAAATACATTGTCGCTTAAATTCTCAGGTGCAGATACAACAATCATTTCTTTATTGCTTAACAATAATTACATGAACAAACCTGCAAAAGTTTATAGAGGGTTTTTAAATGACAGTCAGGCATTAATAGCTGACCCATTTCTTTTATTTGATGGAAGAATATCTAGCTTTACTTTAGAAGAAAACGCAACAACATCATCTGTTAATATTATTATAGCTTCACATTGGGCAGATTTTGAAAAGACTTCAGGAAGAAAAACTGCTGAAAACTCACAGAAGCTTTATTTTCCTAATGACAAAGGTATGGAGTTTGCAAGTAAGACAGCACAAAAGATTAAGTGGGGTTCAGCTTAATGAATGACTTATATAGAACAATTCATCTTTATAGACAGTTTCCTAAGTTTGACAAATATACTTATGCAGATTTAGTTAAAATGATAACTCCATCAATTAACTTAGATCAATACCAAATACATAGAGTAGGAAATCAAGATGTTGGATTTACTAACTGGGCTTTCCTTAGTGATAATGTTGAACAAAGATTTAAACTTACTGGCAAATTAAAAGCTAATGAATGGAATTGTGGAAATAATGTTTGGCACATTGAAACAGTTGCTAAAAGTCATTTGAGAGAAATTATGAAATGGACTAAAGAATATTTTAGAACAAAATTAGAAATTAACCAACCTATTAAATGGTTAAGAATTAAAGATCATAATGTTTATAGAAGATCAGAAAAATATAAAAGAGAATTTCACATACACGCATGATAGATTTATTTAACTCAATATCTACTTTAGCTAATAGGATTTTTGATAATCTTATTAATGGAACTGATGTTGTACTTTATACTTCTGGTGCTGACCCATTTACTGCTGCAATCATTCAATTTATTATAGTTACTGCAATCAGTTATATTATTGCACCTAAACCAAAAGCACCAAGATTTAACGCATCAGATGAAGCGAAAGGTGTTACTGTTAGCAAAGATTCTAACAACAATCCTATTCCTATTGTTTATGGTAAAAGACAAGTAGGATTAACTAGAGTATTTGTTGAAAGTTCTGGTGCTGATAATCAATATCTTTATGTAGCAGGAGTATTATGCGAAGGTGGTGGTGCAGGAATTACTGCAATAGATGAAGTTTATGTAGATGATAAACTAGTAACATTTGATGGTGCATTATCTGATGGAACAATAAGAGGAGTAAGCAGTTCAGATACCAACTATTATAAAGGTGGAGAATCTTTAATATCTATTCAATCATTTTTTGGATTAGACAATCAATCAGCTTCTTCTTTACTTGATGAAACAACCAACTGGACTGAAAATCATAAACTATCAGGTCTTGCTTATGTTGCTTTAAGATTTAAATGGAATCAAGATGCTTACAATGGACTGCCAGAAGTTAGAGTAACTGTAAGAGGTAAAAAAATTTATGACCCAAGATTAGATTCTACTAAAGGTGGTTCTGGTTCACATAGACAAGATGACCCAACGACTTGGGCTTATTCTGCAAACTCATCATTAGTTCTTTTAGATTATTTAAGAAATAGCAGATATGGAAAAGGATTACCTAATGATGCCTTTGAAACTAATTATGATACATTTAAAACTTCTGCAAATACTTGCGATACACAAGTAACTCCTTATTCAGGTGCTACAAGCGATATTAACTTATTTGAAACAAATGCAGTTATAGATAGTGAAAAGAAAGTATTAGAGAATGTAAGAGAACTCTTAGTACCTATGAGAGCAATCTTTAATTACACACAAGGTAAATACAAAATTATTATTGAAGGTTCAGGAAGTTCACAATTACTATTAACTAAAGATAATGTTGTAAGCGAAGTTAAATTACAAGGTGAAAGTAAATCTGAAAAATACAATAGAGTTATAGGAACATTTACAAATCCTGAAAAAGATTATCAATCAGATACAGTTTCATACCCACCTTATGATGATTCTGCTTTACCAATAGAAGATAGACATACAACAATGTTACAAGCAGATAATGATACTTTATTAGAAAGAAGTTTTGATATGATACAAGTAACTTCTCCATATCAAGCAGAAGAAATTTGCGAGAACATTTTAAAAAGATCAAGAAACAATTTAAAAGCAGAAGTAACTGCAACTGCTGAAGCACTTAATCTATCAATTGGTGATATAGTTACAGCTACATACGATACTGCTGGATTTGTAAACAAACCATTTCGTGTAATGTCTTTAGCTATCAATTCAGATTCAACAGTAACTCTTGGATTAGAAGAACATCAAGATAACTTTTATACTTGGGAATCAAAAGGCGAAGTACCAACAATTCCTGATACTGTATTACCAAATCCATTTTCAGTTCAAGCACCTGCTATTGTAGTAACAGATGAAGTAATAGAATTATTTGATGGTTCTGTTGTTTCTAAAATTGTTGTTACAATTACAAACAATGACAACTTCGCAGATGAGTTTGAAGTTGAATACAAAGAATCTAGTGAAACAAGTTATAGATTAATGGGTAGAGGTATTAATCAAATTATAGAAAAGTACCCAGTTAAAGAAGGTGCAATATATAATATTCGTGCAAGAACAATAAACACTTTAGGTGCTAGATCAAATTTTACTTCTGCTAATCACGAAGTTGTAACTGCATTTCTTCCACCTTCTGATGTAACTAATTATAATATAGATGTTGTTGGAGATAAACTTCATCATTTCTTTAATCCTATAAGTGATTTAGATTTAGATTTTTATGAAATAAGATTTACTTCTGATACAACTGAAACACAATATTCTAACACTACAATCTTAGTACCAAGAATTGGGCGACCAGCAACTTCTGTTGTTACACCATTTGCAGGTTCAGGAAAGTTTTTTATTAAAGCAGTAGATAAGTTTGGTATTCGTTCTGCTAATGCAACATCAGTAGTTGTATCTAGTCAAATCTTTGAAGGTTTCCAATCAGTACAAACAATAACTGAAGAAACTGCATTTACTGGAGTTAAAACAGATTGTGCTGTTGTAGATAACACATTAGTTTTAAGCACATCTGCCTTTGACAGTATTAGTGGAAACTTTGATGATGCTGTTGGATTGTTTGATGGTGGAAGTAACTCAGTTCTAGCTACTGGTACTTATGAATTTGCAACTGCATTTGATTTTAGTAATTCATTTAGATTTAGAATAATACTTAATCAATTAAATGTAGATCACTTAGATTACATTGATAACTTTGATTCACAAGCTGGAGACTTTGATGATGTAGAAGGTTTGTTTGATGGTTCAACTAGTGAAGCTATTTCTACAAATGTTAAACTACAAATAGCAACTTCTTCTGACAATGTAACTTTTAGTAGTTTTAATGATTTCAAATCTGGTGATTATGTTACACGAGCAGTTAAATTTAAAGCTATATTAACTTCAACAGATACTTCTGCGACTCCTGCAATTAATAATCTATCTCTTAAATTTTTATTACCAACTGTTATACAAGATGGTTCTAACTTGACATCAGGAACTAATAATACTGGATTCCCAGTAACCTTTACAAAAGCATTTTATCAAACTCCTAGCTTGACAATTATTGGGCAAAACCTTAATAGTGGTGATAGATTTATTTTAAATAGTAAAGATAGATCATCTTTTAATGTTGAATTTTTAGATTCAAGTGGTAATACTGTTAATAGAACATTTGATTACCAAGCTGTTGGTATAGGTAGTCAGCAATAGATAGAAATAAAATTTATGGCACAACACGATTATATAATTTCCAATCAAGGTTTCCCAGCTACACGTGCTGACATTAATAACGTACTTAATTCAATCGCAACTTTAAATTCAGGAACTTCTGCACCAAGCACTCAATATGCTGGACAAATGTGGATAGATACCACAACTGCAACAAACTGGATTCTTTATATCTATGATGGTGCTGACAACATTCAAATTGCAACAATAAACACTTCTACAAATACAGTTAATTTTACAGATTCAGCTTTAGACGTTTTAACTGACACTACTCCACAACTTGGTGGAAACTTAGATGTTAATGGTAACTCTATTGTATCAACTTCTAATGCTAATATTACTTTAGCACCTGATGGAACTGGTGATGTTGTACTTTCAGCAGATACAGTTAAAATCGGTGATTCAAATGCCAATGCCACAATTACAACAGATGGTACTGGAGATTTAATACTTAATACAAATTCAGGTTCTAGTTCAGGTTCAATTACAATTAAAGATGGTGCAAATGGAGATATAGAAATACTACCTAATGGAACTGGTGTAGTTAAAATAGATGGTTTATCTTACCCAACTGCTGACGGAACTTCAAACCAAGCATTAGTTACTAATGGAAGTGGGGTTTTAAGTTTTGCTACTGTTGGTGGTTCTTTTGCAGATGGAACTGCTGGTTCGCCATCAATAACTTTCGCTTCAGATACAAATACTGGAATATTTAGACCAACTGCAGACACAATAGCTTTCACAGAAGGTGGTACAGAAGCTATGAGGATAGATAGTAGTGGTAGGGTGGGGATAGGGACTACTTCTCCTTCAGTTAAATTTCAAACAACTCTTGCATCTTCTAGCGTTGAAGCTACTGGATCTGGGGTAACAGCACTATTTGAAAACAGTGGAACCTGTGATGTTGTTATTGGTGCTGGAACATCTTCTAAATCAAGAATTGCTTTTGCTGACAGTGGTGATTGGATTGTTGGTCGTATTGATTACGACCACTCTGATAACTCAATGCGTTTTGGAGCAAATGGAACAGCAGAACGTATGCGTATAGCTTCTGATGGGTATGTAATAATTGGAAGAACAACAACATCATCTAGTACAGCAGGAGTACATTTTTCATCTGATGGACAAATTGTTGGTGTGAGAGGTTCTGATTATATTGCCTATTTTAATAGACAAAATAATGATGGCAACCTTGTACTACTTGCACAAGCAGATGCTACAGAAGGAACAATCTCAGTATCAGGTAACACAGTATCTTATAATGGATTTACAGGTTCGCATTGGTCAAGATTTATAGATGAGTCAAAACCAGATGTATTAAGAGGAACAGTTATGGAATCCTTAGACCAAATGGTTGATTGGTATGCAGTAGAATTTGAAACATCATACACAGAAAAAGATGCAGATGGTAATGATATAGTTAAAACACACACAGAACATAAACCTTATGCATTAAAACCTAATGAACAAGAAGGCGATGTTATTACTTATGCTTGGAATACTGAGAAAAAAGATGAAGATGATAATAACATTATAGAGCAAGTACAAGCAACAATCGTAAAAGAAAAAGATGTAAAACACATGATGTCTAAAATATCTGACACAAGTGAAGCTAAGAATGTCTATGGTGTATTTAGTCATTGGGATAATGACGATTTAATTAATAATGATTTCTACGTTGCTTCAGTTGGTTCTTATGTAGTGCGAATTAAAGCTGGACAAACTGTATCTAAAGGCGATTTACTACAATCTAATGGAGATGGTACTGCTAAAGTTCAAGCTGATGATTTAGTAAGAGCAAGTTCTTTTGCTAAGGTATTATCAAATACTGTAATAGACACTTATGAAGATGGTTCATTTATTGTACCATGTTCGTTGATGTGTTAAGACTCTAAAGCTGTTAATCTAGCTTCTAATAATTCTATTTTAGTTTGTTGAGAAGTTGATGTAGCTTTAAGTTCTTCTATAATTACTTGTTGTTCTTGACAAACTTTTACAATTCTTGGAACTATATGAGAATAATCTATTCCCCAAGATTGTTTAGGTTTGCCTAATTCATCTAAATCTTCAGAACCAACTGTAACAGCTTCAGGAACTACATTAATTAATTCTTGTGCTACAAAACCAAAATCTCTATGAGTATCAATATTATCTACCCAATCAAATTATCTAACTTGCATATTTTTTAAATCTTGAATAGCAGAATTAGAATTTTGTATATTTTCTTTTAATCTTGCATCAGAAGCATTATTAAGTGCAACAGTTGTAGCAGTAGATGTTAGATATCCTGCTTGAGATGTATCTCTTAAAAATCTAATATGATATATTGTTCCACTAGTATCACTTGATTTACAAGCTAAAGCATATGTGCCTGAACCTGCATGAAGTATAGTTTGAACAGAACCAGTATCTGGTGCTGATGTATTTACTCCTAATCTTCCACTAGAATCTATACGCATACGTTCTGTACCAACAGTCCCAAACAATAGTTCAGAACCTGATTGAGTAGCAAATACTTTTGCTTCTCCTGAAGCATTTACTGAAAGTTCCAATCTTTTTGAACCACCACCAGTTTCTTCAAGTCTAATTGTTGGAGTAGTTGCATTTACTTGAAATTCTGTTGCTGGATTTGTAAGACCAATACCTACTCTACCAGCACTTGTAATCCTCATAGCTTCTGTACCACCTTCTGTGAAAGCTATTGTGTCTGCTTTAGATTTTGACTTTCGCCGAATTTTTTGTAATATCTATAATATGATTATATTTATACTAGGAACTATCTTAGGAGTTTATTTAGGTTGGATATTTGAAGATAGAATAAACGACTTTATAGAATCAATTAAAATACATTTTAATATTAAGTAATCTTGATTTTATTGCGTTGCACCATTATATACTCCTAAACTAACGGAGAATAAAATGTTTACATTTAAACTACCGACATACGAAGAATTAAAACAAAACTACGAAACATACTTAAAAGATGTTCAGAAGTTTTATAAAGACTGGTATTCGGATATACAAAAGACTTTTAACAAATAACTTTATTAAAACACAATAGTTTGATAAACACACTGCATAATATTAATTGCATTTACAAACTTTGGATTGGTGGGTGTGTCTTGCTAAAGTCTTGCAAATGCTTAAACGACAATGGCAAGAACTCACAACGAAGAATTAATCAGTCTAAAGGGACATATAACAGGAATCCGTAGAGAAATTAAAATACTAGGTACTTCAGTTTATAAGCTGGAGAAAAGATTAGAAAAACTATTCTGGTCTATCTTTATTGCTCTTGGAACTTTAAGTATGGCACTATTAACTTTATTCCTTGCCAAGTAAAACGAATACAACTAGTAGTTAGTTATGGACACAAGAAGGATTCTGGTTATATCAGATTTACATTTGCCTTATCATAGGCAAGATTCTTTTGATTTTCTAAAAGCATTAAAAAAGGAATATAAACCTACATTTGTAATGTCTATTGGTGATTTGCTAGATCATCACGCACTCTCATTCCACGATTCAAACCCTGATTTGTTTTCTGCTGGACATGAACTTGTTAAAGCAAAAGATTATGTAAAAGAACTTGAATCAATATTCCCTGAACTTATAGAAATAGATTCTAACCATTCATCAATGGTTTATAGACGTGCATTAAAACATGGTATGCCAAGAGCATATCTAAAAGAATATGGCGAGTTCTTAGGAACTAAGAAATGGAAGTGGGCAGATGACTTGACTATTACTCTACCAAATAAACAAAGATGCTTATTCACTCATGGTCGTTCTGCTGACGTTTTAAAAGTATCACAAACAAATGGAATGAATTGTGTGCAGGGACATTTTCATACTAAGTTTAAAATAGAATACTGGGCTAATCCTGATAATCTTTTTTGGGGTATGCAAGTAGGTTGTTTAATAGATCAAAAATCTTTAGCTTTTGAATATGCTAAGAATTTTAAAACTAGATTTATAATTGGAACTGGTTTAATAATAGATTCACAACCAAAATTAGCACCTTGTGTTTTAAATAGAGATGGCAAATGGATAGGCAAGTTAGTTTAAATTTTTCTTTAAGAGAATTTATCTATTCTGATACTGCAATCAGATTACAGATAGACAATACTCCAACTGATGAAGTTTTAGTTAATCTACAAAATGTATGCCAGTTTATTTTAGAACCTGTAAGAAACTATTTTAATAAACCAATTACAATTACTTCTGGCTATCGTTCACCTGAGTTGTGCAAAGCCATAGGAAGTTCAGCGACTTCACAACATACATTTGGACAAGCAGTAGATTTTGAAATCTTAGGAATACCTAATAAAGAAGTTTCTGACTGGATAGTTAATCACTTAGATTATGACCAATGTATTTTAGAATTTTGGAAATGTGAAGAACCTAATTCTGGGTGGGTACATTGTAGCTACAAACAATCAGGTAATCGTAAAATGTATTTAAGAGCATACAAAGGTAACGGAAGAACTATCTATGAAGTCATTTAAAAAACAAGTTGGTGGAAGCCATTACAAGAAATATAAAATCCAACCAGTAGAATTTATCATAAAAAATAATATTGGATTTGTAGAAGGAAACATTATAAAGTACGTGCTACGTTTTAAAGAGAAGGGTGGTGTGCAAGACTTGTTAAAAGCTAAACACTACATAGAACTACTTATAGATACAACCAAAAGTAGATAATATCATTTAAACCTATTTTAAGGCATAGTGGCTTTAAAATTACGATACACGACAACTAAACCTATAATATCAAAA